CCTCCCTGCCGATAAAGTAACAATTCATTCAGACCCAGTAACTTATGTTGATTACTATGACTACGAGGGTCAGATTAAGTACTTCCCTAATGAAATTATTCATGTTAAAGAAAACTCCTTTTTCTCTATATATAGAGGAATATCTAGATTAAGACCGGCTACTAGAACAATGGCCCTACTCACCTCGATGCGGGGTTTCCAAGATAATTTCTTTAAAAATGGGGCAGTTCCTGGTCTTATAATAAAATCTCCTAATACATTAAGTGAAAAGATAAAAGAACGCCTACTAAAGTCGTGGCAAATGCGTTATAGCCCTTCTGGGGGTGGTCGTAGACCTTTATTATTAGACGGAGGACTCGAAGTAGCATCTCTCACTGACATAAACTTTAAAGAGCTAGACTTTCAGGCGTCCATTGCTGATAATGAGAAAATTATACTTAAAGCTTTAGGAGTACCTCCAATCTTACTAGACGGAGGAAACAATGCAAATATAAGACCTAACCATAGATTATTCTACTTAGAAACTGTACTACCTATAGTTAGGAAAATAAACTTTGCTTTTGAAAGATTTTTTGGTTATCAAGTGAAAGAGGATATAACAGATACCCCAGCACTACAACCAGAATTAAGTGAACAGGCCTCTTATTTTGCTGCCTTAGTTAATGGTGGTATTATTAGCGCCAACGAAGCTAGAGAGTTAATAGGTAAAAAACCAATGGATGGACATGATGAAATACGAATTCCTGCTAATGTGGCTGGAAGTGCCGTAAACCCAAGTGAGGGTGGAAGACCTAAAGAGGAAGAGGGTAAAAAATGAGACCAAGCAGAAAAGCTGTAGCATTAAGAACGCTTACTGATTATTTTTTAGAGAAAGGCGAAATATTAGATAAGAATACTTATGCTAAGCAAAAAGACACCCCAATTCCACCTAGAAATATAAAAAGACTTCTAGGGAATTGGAGCAGACTTCCTAGAATGATTAAAGTAAACTTCCCCGAAGATTACGAAAACATTGTAGGAATAGAACAATTAACTCCAGAAGAAATTGATGCAGAGATTAAAGCTGAAAATGCAAAGATTGACGCTGAAGACGCAAGGATTGAAGCCGAAGAAAAAGCTAAGCAAGAGGCTGAGGCTGTAATTAAGAATGCAGTCAAAGAGGTTAAAGTGCCTAAAGCGGAGGTAAAGAATGATTAAAAATAAGATTCTTCATCTAAACGCTAGCTTCAAAGCTAAAGAAACTGAAGCGGGTAAGCTTAAAATCTCTGGGTTTGCTAGTACTGCAGATACTGATAGAGCTGGTGACGTTATTCTTCCAGAAGCTTGGAGTAAAGGTGGTATAGAGAGTTATAAGAAAAATCCTATTATTCTTTTCAACCACAATTATAACAAGCCTATTGGTAGAGCAACTGCTATTTCTGTTACGGACCGAGGTCTAGAAATAGATGCAGAAATTTCTAGTGCAGACCTTGAGTTGCAACAATTAATCAAAGATGGAGTCCTTACTACTTTTTCAGTTGGCTTCATGATTAAAGATGCTGATTACATTTCAGCAACAGATGGTTTTTTAATTAAAGATGCGGAATTATACGAGACGTCAGTTGTCTCAGTTCCCTGCAACCAGGACGCAACTTTTTCACTGTCCAAATCGTTTGATTCCAAACAAGAATATGATGAGTACGTTAAACAATTCAACCCAGCCGAAGAATCAGAAGAAGAATTAGCAAAAGCTAAAGAAGCTACTGACAAGGCAAAAGCTGACGAGGAAATCTCGTTAAAAATGGAGACAAAAATGCTTACACCTGAAGAAATTCAAGAAATGGTAAATAAAGCTGCTGCAGATGCTGCAGAGGCTACTCGTAAAGAAATGATTGAAAATGCTGCTGCTGAGAAGAAAGCACAAGAAGACGCAGACAAAGCAGACAAAGACTTTAGTATTAAAGTTACTACTGCTGCTGAGATTCTACTTACTGACATTGAGAAGCGCTTCAATGACAAAAATGAGTCCCTCGAAGCTATTGTTGCTGAACTTAAAACAGATCTAGTTTCTAAATCTGCTGAGATCGATAACATTCGTACTTCTAAGCGCCACTTTACTGATCGCGGGGCTACCGGCGACTGGAGAAAAGAGCATGCTGACGAAATCGTAGACGCGCACCTTTTAGGTCTTGCTACTGGCAAGGGTTGGGATACTGCTAAAGGTAAACTAGTTAGAGAGAAAGTTGTCTCTACTACATCTGGTGTTGAAGTTTCCAGTACTGATTACGAATCTGTAATTTCTACTAATATCGAGCGTGATATTGAACTAGCCCTAGTGCTGGCTCCTCTATTCCGTGAGATTCCAATGACTTCTAATACTATGACTATTCCGATCATGCCAGACTCAGGTTATGTTGAGACTGCTGCTCGTAATGCTGGTAATGCAACTCAAACTGCTCCTAAAGGTAACCTTGACGAGCGTTCTGCTGCATTTGGAACCCATGCGGGTGCTGATCTAACTGAGAAAGTTATCACTACTGCTCGTATGATTAGTACTTCTTATCTTGGAAACGAGACCGAAGAAGATGCAATCATCCCTATCTTAGGTCTTATCAAAGAGGCTATGGTACGCTCTCACGCTCGTTCAGTTGAGCAGGGTATTCTACTGGGTGGTTTCGCTGGTAGTGTTTATGCTACTGGACTATGGGACGGTCTTGCAGAAACAGCTAAAGATGCCGGTACTAATATCGATCAGGGAGCTAGTGGTTTTGCGGCTGCTGATGTAATTACTGCAGCTGATCTGTTCGACATGCGTAAAGCAATGGGTAAATATGGTCTTAAGCCTTCTGATGTAACTTACATCGTTTCTCTAGATGCATATTATAATCTAATTGAAGATACTGAGTGGACTGATATTAATATAGTCGGCGCAGATGCTACTAAGCTGAAAGGTTCTGTAGGTAGTGTTTACGGAACAAACGTAATTGTTTGTGACGAATTTGCTGCTAAAGGCCTTTCAGTTCACGCCGCAATTTGTGTTAATCCACGTAACTTCATCATGCCTCGTCTTCGTGGTATGCGTGTAGAAAGTGACTACAGCGTTAAAGATCAAAACCGCGTTCTAGTTGCTACACAACGTTTAGGCTTCGACGACATTATCACTGATGCTAAGTCTGTTGCTTCACTACAATATAAACTAGCTTAATAGTAGTTTAAGAATAGCTGAGGGGCTTCGGCCCCTCGGTTTTAACGAGTTGATTTATGGCTGAACTACTAACTACTGAAACTTATAAGCAAGCAAAAGCTCTCACTGGCGTTAAAGATGACGAACGTCTGGGGATTATTATATCTTCTGTAAGTCAGCTCGTTAAAACCTATTGTAATAATACTTTTTTAGACTATGCTACTACTCCGTTAGATGAGTATTTCTCCCCCGACTGGCAAGGTTGCGATGTGCAGGTAACTGAGTCCCCAATCTTAGTGGTTAGCGGGGTTTCAGAAAGATCTTCTACTAGTGAAGCTTACTACACACTAACGGAACTCACAGAATACGCTGTTGATTTAAAGACGGATTCTGTTAGAAGAATAGGAGCATACTGGCCTGTTGGCATAGATGCGGTTAAGGTGACTTATACAGCCGGTTATGCGTCTACACCAGCAGACCTAAAATTAGCTATGATAGATTTGACCTCTTATTATATGAAAGAAGAACACAAAATTACTCGTAATTTAGGTAGTGCTTCTATGCATAACCCTTCAGGAACTCTTACTGGAAATGTTGGGTTCCCTGATCATATTAAACGTGTACTAGATCTATATAGGATTCCTTAATGAGTCAAGGTAGTCTAAAACGTTTATTACTACAAATTAAAAGTGAGCTAGAAAAAGATCCTGGCTTTAGAGATGATAATAAACTAGTAACTCATGAATTTTTTCTAAGTAGAAATAGATTATATAACCAAGCGGTACTTCAGTTGGAGGCTTCAGGGGTTAAATATGATCCAGCTAAATTAAGGGTTATAACCAACGCTTATTTCAATGTGTGGAAAACTAAATCTTTAGCTTTAATAAAAAGAGGTTTTCGTAGTGGAGTAGACCCAAACCAATCATCTGTTAAAGAAGATAGTATCTTTTTAGTCTTTATTTCTACTGCGGATAACCAGAATATATTTATAAAAATAAAGAGGCATAAAATTAAAGCTCAAAAAGCTTTTTATGTGGAGATAGAGAAATTATATGTTTTAAGCAACAAACCCTTCAATAAGTCCAGTTTCTTAGATGTAACTCATGAAGGTACTTCTGTTATATCTAGACAAAGAGTTCAAGCTAAACAGAGATTACTTGATAAATTTGTTACTTCCTTACCGGAAGTAGATAAGCAAGCTATAGCAAATAGTAATTCCTTGTTTTTGAAATTAATTAAAGATGATTCAAGGGATTCAGCTAAAGTATCTCTAGGAAATGCTTCAGGAAATAGGTCCCAAGGAGCCTCTTTAGATAAAGAGTTTATAACTAAAGCTAATAAACGTATTGATAGAGCTGTTCGTAGTTTATCAAGACAAATTCTTACTACTGAGGGTTCTGACTCTTTCCTAAGAAAAAAACGTAAGCAACTGATTAAAGAAAGTACTAAAGGGTTTGTAAGAATTAAAGGAGCTAGAGTTAAAACAGAAAATACTAAACTTAAGAAATCCTCTAAAAACCCTGTAGAGGTTGCAATTATACCTAAAGTGATTAGTGGCTCTAAAAGCATTGTTAATGCCCCTAAGTCAACTCTAGCTAAAGTAAAGACTAAGTCTTCAATAGTTAATCTAAATAGTTTAATTCCAATAATTAATATGAGATTACCAGAAACTGTAGCGAATAATATGGGGACCCC